TGTCTAATTTGTTCTAATTCCTCAAAAGTGTGCTTTTCCTCCCAAAGTGGAATATTATTTTCATCAAGTGCTGGTAGGTTTAAATGTTCCCATTCCTCTCCAGAACCACCGTTAAGCAAAAAACCGCTTAAATCCTCCTCGTGAACTCTTTGCATTATTAAAATGATAGGAGTTGTCCTGTCATTCACACGTGATCTTATTGTGTTAATATAACGTTCGTTAATAACAAATCTTGCCCTATCACTTTCGGCTTCGGTTGGTTTTATCGGGTCATCAATTATAATAGCACCTGAAAACTCGGTACTATTTGGAACACCAGCGCCAAAACCAGTAATTGCTCCACCTGCTGAAGTTGCATAAACGCCACCCCCTTGAAGATTAAACCATTTTGATTTAGACTTGCTATCGGCTTTTAATTCATTATGCCAAAACTTTTGGTATGCTTCGGATTCAATGTACTCTTTTGTTTGGCTGCTATTGTCTAAGGCTAATTCATTTGAGTATGAAAGGTGTATGAATTTAGACTGTGGATTTTTGGCCATTGTCCACGCTATAAACATTTTTACGGCTAATTCTGTCTTTCCGTATCTAGGTGGAATATTGATAATTAATCTATTACATTCCCCGTTATAAACTTTGGTTAGTTTTTTGGCTATTTCAATGTGATGATGGTTAATGCTGAACTTTCGATTTGTATTTTCTTTGTATAAATATCGTACGAAAAACAAGAAGTCTTTTTCGCATTTTATTTTAAGTACCTTTTCATCATTAGTAAGTGCTTTCAAGATTATCGTTTATTCGTTTGATTTCTTCATCTGTAAGTTTACCAGCGTCTATGTTAATATTTCTTTGGTCAATAACTTGTTTAGGCATACCAAAATTGTACTGAAAAAATAATTTAACTGCCCAATCTTTACCGTCGTTTAAAGCCTCTGTAAGCGCTTTAAATGCTTTAGGTTCTAATGGGCTAAGTTTTTCAATTAAACTTTGTTCCGCTGCCTTGCTTTTACGTCCTGCGCCCTCTCTTGCGCCTCCTTTAGTCTTTTCCATTGAAAAAAAATGATTAATCAATAAACAAAATTACAAATTATTTTCTAATTATATGCCCAGCTGATATAAAATCTTCACGGGAGTACACTTCTGGACAATCGAAGTTAGGGTCGTTTAGTTTGGATGGGTAAATTAGATAGTTGCATCTTTTCTCGAAGTATAGGAACATAAAAATTATATCTTGCTGGTTTTCGTTTAAACGGTATGGGTTTATTTTAATCGGTTTGATGCCTTCGCGTTCAATAATTCTAATTACAATTTCATAAGTTGTTCCAGTTATGGATGCAATTTCAGAAACTGTTCTCAGATTATTATTTACTAATCCTTTGTTGGTTAGTATTTCAAAAAGAAGATTGATTTGGAAATCGTCATAATATTTTATTGTTCCTTTGGTGGTAACTGGTATTAATCCCAATTTTTTGATATTATACACAATAGTTGTATAATGTACTTTTAATGTTTTTGATATTTCAAAAGAGTTTTTCATAGTGCTACTGCCTTCCAATCGTAATCAAAGGACTTTGTTAGTTTAACCCATTCTGCATAGGTCATAGTTGTTTGATGTTCTTTTCCTGTTTCTCGATTTACTGCCGTAACTTTTAGTTTAGCGTCGGCTGATATTTGTGGGTTTTGTTTCATAGTTTAGTTTAGTTTAGGGAAATAATAAATAAATTGTATTTCATAGCAAAAAGTGTAAAGTAAAGTGTAAAGCAAGTGTAAAGCAACTTTACACTATTTTTTCAATGTTTATAGGGTTTCCCAAAGGAAATTGTAAACTTTTTGCTTTACACTCTAAAATTTTTATTTTTTTTAATTTTATTTTTTTTTTATTTTATCAAGTGTAAAGCATTTACTTTACACTTTTCGCTGTGAAGCCTTGATTTTATTGGTTTTTTAGTGTAAACTTGCTTTACACAAGTGTAAACCTACTTTACACTTTCAAATTCTTTTACCCAATTATTAACCGTAACTCGTGAAACACCTAAAATTTCCGCTGTTTCGCTTTTATTAAACTTTTTATTTGATTTCCAAATTTCAAAAAGTTTTTCTTTTTCCGTTTTACCTTTATTAGCACCAATAGTATTTTTTAATTTACCTACTTCAACAGAATTTATTTTTATTTTCTTTGCAGTTGCCACAAAGTACTTACTTAATTTTTCGGCTTTTAAAACACTTTCTTTTGATATTAATAAACTATTACCACCTTCAATAAAAAAGTCGTTAAAAACGTGAATTAAACACGCAAAACGAGGAATATAAGATTTTTGCTTCGGGAACATTGACTTCAAATATTCATTTTCCTCTTCGTTATTTTGAATATCGGTCATTTCATTAAAAATACGCATCCATTCAATTTTTGCATCTGTACTGAATTTAGAAGTTAATGGAATAATATCCCCATCCTCATCACGTTTAATAATACTTTTTATTGTATCGTAAAAAGAAATAATAATTTCCTTATACCATTTTAAAATATCCTCTGAAATTTCATTTTCATTATAGTAGTCGATTTTAAGATCAGGATAACACAAAAGCATTCTATCCATAAATCCGTTGTCTTTGTTTTCGTCTGTGTAAAAAGTATTAAAAATACTCGGTTGAATACCTCCAAGAACAGGAATAAATGGCTTTTCAACAAATGAACCCCTACGAGTTAATCTGTTTAGATTTACAGACTTTCCGCTCCAAGTTGATAGCCAAAATTCTAAATCAGAACCTTCTCTGTATTTATTCATATCTTTTAGCCATCCAGCTAGTTCGTCTTTAAAAACCCCTACTGCGTTATCGCTTTCTTGATGCAAATCTACTAAAGCTTCGAGAGTAATATCATTAGCTATAAATTGACTTTTAATAGGTTTAGCTACTTCGTTATGTTCTTCTTTTTCTTTTTTGCTGAGGTTTATATAAAACTCATACTTTTCGCTTTCTTTGATGTATTTTTTAATTTCTTTTGCATTGATTTTTATCAACGGAAAAATGATATTTGAAATACTCGGAGTTTTACCTAAACCTGCTTTTCCGACAATTGAAATCCATAAAGATACATTTTCAATCCATCCTTTTTTTACTTCAATATCAATAGAATTTCCAATACAAACTGATAGCAACCAAAGCAAAGAACATCCCATATACTCAATCGAACTATCAAGTTTTGAATTACATTCTAAAATATATTTTTGAATATCACACGGAAAAATATCTATTGGAAAAACTAAATCTTCAATTTTAATTTTAGTTTCTTCTTTTACTAAAATTGACTCTTTTAATTCTTTGATTTTAGATTTCAAACGAGATCCAAAACCTTTTTGATATAAATCTTTTGCCGTTTCTGAAAAATTACCGTTATGGTTTTTATAAGCATAAGCGACAAAAGGAGTTATTTGTTTTTCGTGAGGGTAAATAGTTCCAGTGCTAAAAAGAAACATCCTATTATCTTCTTTATAAACATATCCGGAATGTGGAGAAGTTGCCCCGTGCCTTTTTATGATATACTTTTTATTGTGATTTGCAACTATTTGAAAGTCGCTTCCAATAATTTCAAAAATATCGGTTTTTTGATTAAAGTCATCCCAACAAGTTATTTCGGTTTCAAGATATTCTTTCGGTTCTTTTTTTGGTTCTATTGGAATATCTAAAACATAGTTGTAAGTTTTTGCACAACTCCAAAGAATATGCCTATCTTCTTCTGTAATTTCTTTAATTTGATGGTAGTTAATTTTTGATAAAGTATCATCGTATGCGATAACCATTCCACCAATACCTCTACTTTCAATTAAAGCCTCTTTCATTCCTTTAAGCGTAGCAATTTTAGTATTGCCTCTCAAAGTTTTGCATCGATAAAGAATATGATAGCCTTTGTTAAGGGTTTTTTTGACTACGAATTTTTTATCAAACTCATCAATATTGTCATTTAAAAAACCTATAAACTCATCCCAAAATTCCTTTTGTTCTTTTAAAGAAGATAAAACTTTGCAATCGACATCAATAACTTCTAAGTTGTTATAACCTGTTACGATTCCATATTTAGGGGAATTTAGATTTTGTATTTCTTCGGGTGTACGTGCTTGAGTTTGATATTTTTTCCAAGATCCTATTGGTGCTTTATTTTCTGCGCACGGGATAACTGAAAA